TATGCAGATCAGAAAGCCATATAATTAAATTATTAGTATTAGGTTTCTGATCTATAATTTCACGCGGTTTAAAATTAGAATCTTTAATTTCAATACCTGCATCAATTACATTTTGAAGTACATTAGTCTTAAGATTATTTAATTGTTTAGCTAAATTAGTATTTAGCTTACGTAAATCATTAATCTCATCCTTTTCTAACTTCTTAAGAAAATCATTTTCTTTTAAACGTAAGTGCATATCCTTGAGTTCTTCTTCTGAATATTCCTCAAACATATGAGGTGCAAAAGGAGCACAAGCTTTAGTAATATTAAAAGCTCTAAGAATACGTTTAAAATCAACTAATGAATACTCTGGAAGAGTACGTGATATTTCTCTTTGTGTAATACTAGCACCATAATAAGAATAAAGTCTATAAACATTATTCATTTCTTCTCTAGTGAGAGTACCTACTACAGGTGTTTTATCTCTACGATAAATTTCAAATTTATAATACTGAATCTTTCCAGAGTCATCTCTTACTAATTTAGTTTCAGCTCTAGCATCAGTATCAATAAATTCTTCTTTTTGAGCTTCATTATTTTTGATATCACTTTTCAACTTAGTAATTGTATCTAATTTAGTTGGATCAATATCCAAAGCTTTACAAACATTAGCTATTCTAGTATACCAATTTGATGAATCTAAATTATGTATATTACAATATTCTCTAATAGATTTACAACCAGAGTTTGCTACGTCTTTCAAAAAATCAATTACTTTGTTAATAGTTTTTTCTGTCATAAGTTTTATAAATTTATACTTTTTCAAGTTTTAAGTTTAATACTCTTTCGAGTTGTAATAAAAAAATAAAGGGTAGCCGAAGTTTTAACCTCGACTACCCTTAAAAATATTGTTTAGAGAGTAGAATTAATCGTTCTTAACTATACCAAATACTACATAAGTACCTGCATGTGCACTCTTAGATGGTGCATATTTGAAAGTAAATGCTTTAGGTTCTCCAACTGTAACTTCCTTACCATAAGTAGCTACACCTTCACCCTTAAAGCCTTTCTTAATAAGTTCTTTAGCTAATTCCTTGCCATCAGCTTTCTTACCTGCAACCTTGCCAAGTACCTTACCTGTAGCCTTGTCAGTTAGAATAAGAACTGTCTCATACTTACGCTTACCCTTTTCATTCTTTACATCCTCAATCTTCCAAGGACGTTCACGACTATCTGTAACAGCTGGATCAATAGTAATAGAAAAACCAACACCAGCAACATTCTTAGACTTCTTAGTCAAATACTCACGATAGAAATCATTAACATCTGAATTAGAATCAGCAACCTTTTTCCAATTCTTGTAAGCTTGAGTAGCATCGCCCATAATGCTAAAAGGAGCTTTTGCAAGAGCCTCTTCTTTTGTACTACCCATCAATTCCACTTTCTTAAAATTTACAACATTTTCCATATTAAAAATAAAAATTTAAACATTAATTCATAAAACAAAATCTAAATTATTTCTAATAATCTATTACTTCATTTCTGAAGTTTGTAATACAAATATGTGATTAAACTTGATTCAGTCAAAGTGAATAAATGTTAAAATCACATTAATGTAAATTTTTATCTATAAATTTGGATTTAAAATGGAAGATACTTATTTAAAATCTCCTTAACTTTATTTGGCATATCTTTAGGTTTTAAGCCAAATACTGGAAATTCTTTGCAACCATAAGCAAAATCTTCACTCATTATTGCTAATTTATAAATATCTTCTTCTTCTAAACCTGTGCCTTGTGCTAATTTACTTACTACTTGATAATAAGTAACATCTGGATTTTTAGCTTGCATATGAGTTGTAATATATCCTATTAAGGATATTAATGCAAATTTATTATTAATATCTGTAGCTAAATATCCAGTACTAAAATATCTTTCATAAATAGATTTCATTTCTTTAAAAGTCATATCCATTAACTTTATAAAATGCCACAAGTTTTAATAACTTTCTAAATTCTTCAAAACCTTTTTTAAATAATTTAGAAGTCATTGGAGATACTTTTGTATAATAATCTGGAATAGTTTCTATAGCTAAAAAATTACTTTTAATAATAGGATTATCCATATTATAATATTTTCTAGCTACAAAACTAAGTAACCAGGTATATATACTCATTTCTCTATAATAATGATATTTCTCAACAGCATTATCAAATTCAGATAAAATATTACCATGAGTTTTAAGATCATTCACTAAAATAGTATTATTCTCTTTATCAATAGTATAATTGTCTAATTTAGCTTTTAATCTTAATATAAATGGTTCTATAGTTTTATCATCAAAAGTTACTTGCACGTCTAATAATATTGCTTTCTCATATCCATATATAGGATCTTCAATTATGCCTTTAGGTTTAAGTAATTTTTGAATATTAACATCATTATTTAAGGACTGTAAACAGGCTTTTACTTTTAATCGAGATTTTAAATCTAAATAAACTTGTGTTTTATTTGATTTAGTAGTATTTTCAAAATTTAATCGATCTTCCCAATATTGATTGCATTGATTGATTAATTTATCAATTTTATTATTAGTAAGAGAGCCTTTATAATAATTTATTTTATCTGAAGCTTTATAAATAGCATTTACAATATCTCCACCTTTTTTATACGTTTTGTATACTTCATCAGCCATATATCCAGCTTTTGCTGTAGGTCTATTAGCTTGTTCATTTAATTCAAATGATTCTGGCTGTAGTACTAAAGTATGAATAGCTGATCCAAATAATATACTATCGGTATAAAGACTTAGAGATTGGTTAAAAAACTTTTCAGGAGATCCATCTTGGTCTGGATTTATCCTAGAAAGTCTTGAATTACTCACATATCCACTATACTTTTCAGAAAAATAAATTTCATCATCTATATCTTCAAACCTCAAAGTATCTAATAGTGGGGTGATATGTATTTCACTTAATTTCATCAATACATGTTATCAAAATTACTAAACAAGTTTGATTCTAAACCTAAGTTATATGCATATTTAATTTCTTGTATGTCTAAAGAATATATACGTAATATAGGACCAGCATCTTGATTAAATGGCGTATCCATTAATAAACAAGGAACTCCAGATTTATTCATTTTAATAAAATTAGATACTGAATCATCTATAAATACATCACATCGACCTTTAATCATATTTGCTTTATTACCTTTTTGATAAAGCATTTGATATATTGGTCTATCTGCAAATCCATTATTATGTAACCAGTTTTTAGTCCAAGATTTTGGATTTACTCTTTTAGTACAATAAAGTTCTGGTACAAAATCAATATCCCTTAATTTTGGGAGGGTTAACCAAAAATTCCTATCAGTAGATAATTTTCTATGAACATTTTTAGTTATTTCATAATCAGTTTTAGGTGTACCAAATCTTTTTATATACGAATTAAAAAAATCACATAAAACTTCGTCAATATCTAAACCTATTCGTAACATATATTATTTATTAATCATCTATTAGGTGTAACATATAAGATAAACTTACATTATATTTATTTTTAACTCTTTCTATCACAGTATCCCAATGTTCCATATTTATAAATTCAGATATATCAGCTGATTTATGTAATAGTTCATTCAATATGTGATTCAATATGTATTTTCGAGCTTTCTCTTTAGAAGTAGTATTATATGCAAGAATCTGAGTGGGGTCTTCACTCATATCTCCCCAACTAACTACATACCATTGTTGTTCCATTATATCTTATTATGTTTAGTATATACATCAAGTAATTTATAAAAGAAATCTACAGGAATAATAGCTACTGTATTATCATTTTGTACAGTATTCCTTTTCCATATTAATGTAAAAGGTTTACTTTTATCTGTACATTCTTCTCTTATTCCAAAATAATTTGGAGTATTAGCATAGTTTTTTACTTGAATATTTATAGGTAATCGGCCTTCAGTATCAACAATATCAATTTTATTGTTATCTAATTTCTTAGATTCTCCAGCTGATCGCTCACATCCAGTATATCCTATAGCTCTAAGAGCATCACGTACTTGATATTCAGTATCTTTTCCCTTAGATTTACTTTTTTTAGCCCGATAATGTCTTTTAGTATGATCATCTAACCATTCACAAATTATTCCATCCTTTGGTGGTGTAGATTTATTACATCTTAATTTAATAGAAGCTACAGATAGAATTGGTCTAAATTTTTTAGCTAATTCTGGATGGTCTTGAAAATATTTTTCAGTACCTTTAGATGCTTCTTCTATTGATGTAAATTCTAAAATAGTTTTATCAGGATAAATTATTTTACATGCTGTATTAATATTCTACTTGTTCATATTATTTTAATTTATTTAAATTGTCTTTTACAAATTCTAAAGTTTTATCTTTTCCATATTTTTTATAAAAATCGCTTATATCTTTAGCATTATAATGTCGTGGAATATAAAAATATATTAATTCTGGATGTTTCTTTTTTATTTTTCGCATATTTTGAATTCCAGGTAAATCTGAATCATACAAAACTATAATATATTTAAATTTAGATTTAAGTCTTTCAAGTATTGTATCAGCTATAAATAGATTTTCACTATTTGGAGCTATAGCACTAATTCCTAAGCTATATAAACACATAGTGTCTTTCATAGACTTAGTAATTACACATATATCACCATCTTTTTTAAGCTGTTTTAATCCTTGAATTTTTTTAGCTGGCCAATTAGTTAAAAATCGATAATTAGATTGTTTTGGAAAATAAATTCTCCATAATTCTAAATTATCTTTTTTACCACCATAATAACCAAACATAAAATTATCTTTATATATAGTTTTAAATAATTCTCCATTTAAAAATATATTTTTACACGAATATACATTAAACTTTTTAAGAATATCTAAAGTAATCCCATAAGAATTCCACCAATTTAATTCTTCTTGAGTAAAATCTTTTATTTCTACTCTCACATCAGCTGGACCAGTATCTTTAAATACAGTAGTACTAGGTTTTATAGGATTGACAGCTACTTTATCTGTATGTCTTTTAGATAAATTAAAGTCTTCTGCAATAATCTGTAAAGCTTTATAATAAGACACATGATATTTTTCCATTACAACACTTATAAAGTTGCCATAGAAACTACCATTAAAATCTTTAAATATAAGTTCTCCAGATTTATTTTTATAAAATGAACAAGTAGGAGTATTATCTCTTCTTAAAGGTGAGCAAAATAAACCTTTTGCTACTTTTATTCCAAGATAATACTCCATATAAGTTTCTTCAGAATATTGTGAAAGTAAATATGACTTAGTAATTTTTGGTTCAAATGTAAAGTCTAAATTCATTTATAGAAATTATTGTTGAACCTATAAAATAAGTTAATTTACTTTAGAATCAAAGTAGATCTGAGAAATCGTCGTTATCTTCAGATGGTGTATCTACATTAGATTCTGTAGTAGGCATAGTAGTAGGCTTAGCCTCTTTAACTGCCTTCATTTGAGTTTCCTCATATTCACTAAATCCAAGTAATTCAGGCTTTAATGAAATAAAATTATCACTTGTAAATACTTTTCCTTCCTTATTTAAGGCAGTGATATTTGGAAAAGCTGGTTGGATTCTACCATCACGGTTACGTCCAACTATCTTAATGTAACAATCTGTGTCAATTTTAGGTTTGAGTATAGTTTCTAATGCCTTACATACATCATCAAAACTCTTAAATTTAGATGAAGCTGTCTGCATTTTCTTAAATCCATCAGGATTAAGAACTCCTGCAAGTTGTGCTATATAAGTCATTATTTGTTCAAACCCAGAAGGCATTTCTTTTTCATGTCCTTCTTTATTAGTATAAGTATTTCTTTTGGTGCTTGCTTCAGTTGGGAAGAATGTATCCTCATTATAATAACCCATTTCACCTTCAAACTTAGTTGTAAGGATTTTATAAGTCATTGTGGGATCTTTTTTTCCCGTAATCTCTCTAACCTCAACCCCTTTAAATTTAACAGGGTAAATTCCCCAAGGTTTAAGACGTTTACTACCTGAAGTTGCTTGTGTGTTTGCTAAAGAACCAAAATCCATCATAATTTATTAAATATATTAGAGTGTAAAATCAAAATCATCTGATTTAATATCTTCTGAATCTATTTCTTTCTCATCTATATTGTTTAATAAATCTTCTACAGAATCTTCTTTATTATCCGATTCTGGAATTTTAATTTCATCTGGAACTGGAATTTCTTTACGTTCAGCATCACCATTTAATACAAATAATTGTTCATTATTTGGATGTTGCACTAACGTAAAGTTATGCCCGAATTCAGAAAGTCTATCATTACCTGTTCCTCTACATATAACTGTATTAGACTTAGATAATTTATTACCCCCTTGTGTATTAAATACACTATCTGAACCTATTACAGGCATTTTTCCATTATAACCTTCAACCTTTTGATATTTAATATCTAATTTATCACCTGATTCTACTCCTAATGCTTCAATAGCTGCATTATTTAGATGGTATTTAGTATCTTCAAGTGTTAATTTAGGTGTAGGGTCATTATCTTCTACCTTCTTCTTTTTAGAAGTCGGCTTCTTTAGCTTTACCGTTTCATCATTTAAGACGCGCTCGTCTGTGATAATTTCTCCAGTTGTTTCATCTACCCATTCAGATTTTACAGTAATTTTGATAAGTTTCATTAGTCTTCGTTATATTCTTGAATTTTCTTAATAACAAAATCTAAATCATTATCAATAAGTACATCATTAAATAATCCCATTGGAGATTTAGCTGTACAAGTACCATCTGAATTTGTAAGAAATTTATATTTTACTTCATTAGATCCTTCATCACGAACGACCTTAGTGAAAAGTACATAAGTAAAAAGGCCCTCAAGTGTAATAACACTGTCTAACATTTTCATTATAACTACATAAACTTATAAGGTGTAATTACTTCACCTAATTTATGCCTACCGTATTTCTACGGGAACTGACTATGTATTCATAAAATCTTTATATTTTCTAAAAATAAACCCTTTCACACTTTCTATTTTATAATTACAACAATTAGATATACTTGCAGTACCTACTCCTGTAGCTTCTTTTGCTAAAATTGCAGTTTTATATATAGCTATTTTATTTCCATTTAAATCTAATTGTACTACACTATTTGGAGTATAAGAAACTAAATCAGAAGTATCTCCTTCAAATCTCCATATAAATCCTCCAGCTGTTTTATGGTTTTTACAGTGATTACAACAATGATTTATATTTGATCTATCTATATTTAAAACTTCTGCTGCATCTAAAGCACATTCCCAAGATTTAATAAATATTCCATTTTTATCATATTGGTTTACTGCTTTAGCTTGAAGCTCTCTTATAGCCTTTTTCACTTTTGCTTTAGTTTCATCACTTCTTTTTATTCCTTTAAGTCCTTCAGAAATTTTCTTTTTAGTTTCTGAATCTCTTGGAATACCTCTTATTTTAGATGCTCTTTTTTCTATACTTTCTTTAGAAAATACTTGATTTTGGTTTCCATCACCCCCATCAGTTAGATTAGTTAAATTGAATCCCCATATTTTCATTTGGCAAATCCAATATTGTTCAAACCATTTCCAATCTTCATTAGGAGCAAATTCTACAGAATCTAATTCAAGTATTACAATATCATAACCATCTTGAATTTCTTTATTAATCCAATTATAATTATGATTAGTATAAATACCTTTTTTCTTATAATTTTTAGCATCTAAAACATGTTGTGAAAGTCTTCTAGATAATTTTTGTTTAGTTTTGCCTACATATCGGATATTATTAATATCCCTAGTAGAACTTAGAGTGTAAATTTTAATTTCCATATTATGTTAAATTTATTAACACAATAATAGATATAAATAATTACAACTCAAATTAAAATATAAAAAATTTACATCCCCATTTCAAACATGATTAATTACTCCATGTCTTACGTAGCCGATCCGCTACTAGTCGATACACGCGCCTAATAGTACTCTAGAATACTATCTGCTTGGCTCGGCATTGTCATATTAATATTATTAACTTAGATTCCGCCGAATTAGGGGTTATACTGGCAAATATTTATTTACCTTGGGTCTTAATTTTCCAGTAGGGGTTAATATTATCCCCAGTATTCTCACTATGTGTTAACACTGCTACATACAAATCATCTCTAAGATCCATTGATGATTTAAGAACTTCATATGCGTGCTTAGCCATGTCAGTAAATTTACTATAACCTTTCTCATCTACTCTAGCCATAGCTTCGAACGCCTGTAGATACTGGAAATCGTCAATAATAAGCACTTTTACATTAGTTAGCTTAGAATTAATAAGCTTAAACATAGTTGCTATTTGATCAATATTACTTGTAGTGTAAAAATTACCTGTTATTTCTTTAGTTTCCTTATTTACTTTAAAATCTGGATACTTTTTCTTAGCACCTTTAATTCCTGGACGCTTTCCAGTAGTAGAAATAATAAAAGTTGATTTTGGGTCTAAATTTCTTATAGAAGTTGTTTTACCAGACCCACTTTCTCCTACAATAGCTATCAATTCAGCCATAATTTACATTGTAAAGTTAAAATTACTATTAGCTTTATCTATGGTTTTAACTTTATCTATAGTATTAAATATATTAGTATAGTCGATTATTTCATTAGCTGGAGGAAGTTCTTTCCAATAACTAATTTTACCATCAAAATAACAATAATCCGCCTTATTAGATGCACCATATCTATTTTTTAAACAGATAATGGCTTTGAACTTTCCATTAAGAGCTTTTATATTATAATCATGGTAGTTTGCAAGATGGTCTGTAATTGGATCATATATAGATAATACAACATCAGAATCTTCATAAGGAGTTCCACTTTCTTTTAAGTCAGAAGGCATAGGTTCTTGATAACCCTGTTTCTTTCTATCCATAGATGCTGAATCTCTATTACTTTGCATTAGAAATACAAAAGACATATTAGTTCTATTTCTAATACTTACTGCATAATGGGAAAATTTATCAATTTCATCTTTTTTAGATTTGGTAAATTTTAATAAAGCTAAATGATCCATCATTGTAAGTAATGTTTTATCTGGGTCATTTGGAATAAATTTCCTAGCTCTACCAGAACCTTCCCAAGTTCCTTCATTTTTTAAATCTTCCATTATGATTGCATAAGCCCCATCTGCACTAACATTTTTGTCAATTATATTTAATATTTTGTCGACTTTCTCAAGCCAAGGTTGGCATTGCATAACTATATCATAATCTTCATCAGATAATATATAGTCCTTTTTTCTAGATAATAACTCTTTAAATCCTAATCTTTTGCCAAATTTTTCATATATATATAATGAAAGTAATTTAGCTAGAATTATTTCAGATTTCATTTCTAAAGAAAAGAAATTTATTTTTACTTTTCCATCTTCAAGATGCTCCATAATAACTCTATAAAGATAAGCATAGATTAAAACCGAGCTCTTACCCACACCAGATCCTGCAAATATTAAAGTATAAGTTCCTTGTGTTACACCATCAATTAGTTCTTCAAGTTTTGGTAA